CAACAAATATGTTAAAGAGAGTGGAGGAGACAAGTTTACAGAGTACGTCTCCGAAATGGATAAGATACTAAACGATAACGTTTACGCTTTCGACTCGGAGAAAACTCCCAAATGGATTTTCGAGGGACTAGAAGAAAGAAATGAAGAGCGAGGGCTGCAAGAAGATAAAGGCCAAGCTGGACTCCAAACTCCGTTTCAGAATTACAACGATTACTTTAGCGGACTAGAGGATAGCCAAATTTATGTAATCGTCGCTAGGCCAGAGCAAGGGAAGTCTACGATTATGGCTTGGATGGGGCTTATGACGGGCTACATGAATGACGTGCCCGTTTTGTTCTTAGACACAGAGCTTCAAAAGGATGAAGTTCAGGACAGATTTGCAGCAGCACTAACAGATATTTCCTACGGAGAGGGAATCAAACTTGGGCGTTGGAGGAACGATCAAGCTTCTACAGATAAGATGCGGAATCTATACAAGGACACAGAGGAAAAATATAAAAAGTTTATGCACTTGCATGTAGGCAATACGACCATAGACGAGGTTTGTTCTGTTATTAGAAGATGGCACTATAAGCACGTAGGGAGAGGTAATAAGTGCTTGATAATATATGATTACATAAAACTAACAGGAGAAAAGACTTCTTATAACTGGGGCGAACATCAACTCATTGGAGAAAAAACAGATAAGCTAAAAAGAATCGCCGTAGAGTTGAATGCGCCAGTTTTGACAGCCGCCCAAATGAACAGGTCAGGAGTGGGGGAAATTGACGACACTACCGTGGTCGCGATGTCCGATAGGCTTCTTTGGTTCGCTAGTAATGTTTATATATTCAGGAGAAAGAATGATGACGAATTAGCGTTAGATGGTGAAGACAGAGGCACTCATATACTGAAACCAATCAAGACGAGGATTCAAGGTCCTAAATCTTTCGGCCATAGAAACAGATTCCTTAGGCCAATGCCTCCAGACGGAGAGAGGGAACCGCAAAAATTTTATATTAATTTTGATGTGGACAACTTTAAGGTCTCTGAAAAAGGAAGCTTAGTTGACTGCATAACTGATGCTGAAGGCGTTTTTGAGGACGAGAACAATAATCCAAACGATTCCGATGCTGGTCTAAGCGAGGGACAAGGAACTCTGCTGTGAGCAACGTCTACGACATCCTGAGCTCTATCGGATACAACCTTTCGGACAGAGGAAAGGAATATCGGTGCTTACCCTTGTACAGAGACTCAGACGACCCAACAGTTCTGAAAATAAAAAAAGACACAGGAGAGTGGTATGATTTTAAATTGTGCATCGGAGGCAAATTAGAAAGCCTCGTAGCTAAGACTCTTGGTAAGGATGAGACCCAAGCGAAGGAGTACCTCAATAGCCGAGACTATGTAGAAGCAAGACCCGTATCTAGACCAAAGGTAGAAATACCAAAAATTTACCCAAGCGAATGGCTCGAAAGGCTAACTATCGATGATCGCTACTGGAATGAAAGAGGAGTGTCTACCTGTACTCTCGAAAATTTCAGAGGAGGAGTCGCAAAGCAGGGCTCTTTGTATGGTAGATATGTTTTCCCGATTTTTAAAAGAGATGGGATTGTGGGCTTCGCAGGTAGGGATGTCCTTGAGAATTCCTCCAAACAGAGGCCGAAATGGAAACTGATAGGGCCGAAGAAAACTTGGGTTTACCCAGCAAAAAATTCATACAGCTATATAAAGGATACTAAGCAAGTTATTTTTGTTGAAAGCATAGGTGATATGCTAAAATTATGGGAAAGTGGCATTAAAAATACATTGGTTTTGTTTGGTCTTAACTTGTCCGAGGCTACACTCAACTTCCTTTTGAGTGTCGAACCCAAATCTATTGTAATAGCCTTAAATAACGATGAGAGTAATGCTGGTAATAACGCTTCACATAGAATATCCAAAAAACTATCTAAGTATTTCAGCAGCAGCAGGTTGAAAATAAATTTACCGTTTAAGAACGATTTCGGGGACATGGGCGTGTCTGAAATTAGAGACTGGAACAAGAAAAATGGCTAGGACTAGACAAGAAGGTTTAACTTATATCTCGGCTTCTCGAATGAAGACGCTTCAATTGTGTAGTTGGCAGTATTATGTCAAATATCTTTTGAGAGTCCCTGATACTTCTAATGATGGAGCAAGAAGAGGTAGCGTATGCCACGGAGTCTTTGAACATTTGCTAAGAGCCAAGCACCTCAAGCATTATAAAAAAGTTTTAAAATCCGGTGAGCTAAAAGGGAGTCCTGTTGTAGACAGATACGTTAAAACTTACCTAAGAAAAGAGGGAGCTTTGACTGAGGAAAACTACGAAATGTGCGATAATATGATTCAGGTCGGACTCAGGTCAGATTTCTTTGGCGAAGGTGGGAAATTGCTTGATCCTGAAATTTATTTTGAAATCAAAGAGAATCAAGATGGAATAGACTATTTTGCATTAGGATACATCGATAAAATCATACTGTACGAGGAACAAAAGATTGTTAAAATCGTAGATTACAAATCGAGTAAAAGTAAATTTAGAGGGGAAGAACTTACCAGTAATGTACAGGCTATGATTTATAGTCTAGCGGCGAAGGAAAGGTGGCCTGATTACGAGCCAGTGGTTGATTTTGTGTTTCTCAGATTCCCCAAAAGCCCAATACAAACCCTCAGGTTTACCGATGAACAATTGAACGGCTTTAAGCATTTCCTAACTCATTTTTATGGAATACTAAATAATTTTGATGAGAAGATGGGTCATAACAATTTCGCTATAGATGGGGGATTCAAAACGAAGTGGCTTTGCGGTCCAACAAAAAGTGGATGGGAATGTCCGGTTAAAAACGAGCTAACGTATTATGCCTTAGTAGACAAAAATACTGACAAAATACTAAAGACCTCTTTTGAGCCAGACATTCCTATAAAGGAAAATACTGTTTTACAAAAAAGGGTGTACAGTGGATGCCCTAAATTTAATTTTCAAGAATATTAATATGGAAGAAATACTACCGCTTTTTAAGAGCCACTATAGTATAGGCAGAAGCATTTTAAACTTAGAGGAAGCAGACGAGATCAGAGATGATTACCCCGTATCTATCATAAGCATATGCAAGGAATACGGTCTAGAAGAAATGTACTTGGTAGACGATTGCATGTCTGGATTCCTTCAGGCTTACATTAATAGCTCCAATAATAAAATAAAACTTAATTTCGGCATTAGGATTCTTTTGTGCAACGATATAACCGTCAAGAACGAAGAGGCCAGAAAACAAACCAGTAAGATTATACTGTTCGCGAAAAATGGGAAAGGTTTCTCTAAGCTCATTAAAATCTATTCTAAAGCAGCGACAGAGGGTAAGTATTACGCTCCGAGAGTCGATAGCAACTTGCTGAAAGAATTCTGGAACCCCAAAGACCTGATGCTCTGCGTCCCATTTTATGATTCTTACCTAGAGCTAAACGCTTTTCATCAAGGACTTTCCCTACCTAATCTCGACGACTTCGAGCCAACATATTTCTGGGAAGATAATGATTTACCATTTGACACGCCGCTTAAAGATAATGTAATGTCCTACTCACGAATCAGTGGGGAGGCCGTGCAACAAGTCCAAAGCATCTACTACTATAAAAGGGATGACTTCAAGGCTTACTTAACCTTTAGGTGTATTGCAAATCGAAGCGATCTCTCGACTCCGAGATTAAGTCATATGGGTTCTGAGGAGTTTTGTTTTGAGAATTGGCTTAGTAAAAAAGGAGAAAAAATAAAATGAGTGATCATATCAGCAGGATCTTTAATCCCAAAAAAGTAGAAAAAGAGTGGGGGTACGAGTTATGGTTGGCAAATAATTCGAGTCACAACTACTGTGGAAAAATTCTTCACGTTAATGAGGGGCATAGAGGGTCAATGCATTGGCATCTCAAAAAGCATGAAACTTTTTATATCCTAAAAGGGGAAATGCAATTGGACCTTTTAGATACCGACAAGGGGGAAGTTTATACTGAGCATCTCAAGGAAGGAGACTGTTACGAAATTCCAGTAGGACAACCGCATCAAATTATAGCAACCGCAGAGCTAGAGATTATCGAAACTAGCACTTTCCATATGGACTCAGATAGCTATAGAAGTTGGAGAGGCGAAAAATAATGACTGACCCTGAAAATTATTGCGCTGTCTGGCTCACTAAATTCGAAGCTCAAACGGCTTGTACGATAGGTTGCGAGAGAAGGCTTACAAACAGATACAAAGAGGTAGGAGCAAAAGATTACGTTAAAGAGGTGCAAATGGACTTAGGCGGGTTCGAGAGAGATATTCAAGCTGCCGCCGCTGAAATGGCATTCGCAAAGGCTAGGAAAATGTATTGGGACTTTAGCGTAAATACATTCAAGAAACCGGATGTAGCCCATATACAAATAAGACATACTATTAGGTCTTCAGGCAGACTGATTGTGAGACCAGATGACAGCGATGACGAGACTTTCGTCTTAGTTACTGGTGAAATACCTAATTTCACATTAAGGGGACACATCAAGGGGAGAGACGCTAAGCAAGACCAATTCCTAAATAATCCGGGAGGGGGGAAACCTTGCTGGATGGTTCCTCAAGGCGACTTAAAGCCAATACCTAAACCTAAATGAACGGACATCTACTCAGATTCGACAGGAAGAGCACATTCGTTTTTATCGATTGCGAAACGCTAAATCTATGTCTTAATTCCGTTAACAATCTCCCTTGGCAGGTATCCATGATAAAGAGTGTCGGAGGCAAGAATATAGACCAAAGGGACTTCCTTATAAAATGGGACACGAAGTTGAAGATTAGCAAAGGCGCAGCTAGGATCACAAAGTTTGACCCCAAGAAGCTGGATAGGTTAGGGAAGCCACCAGAGGAAGTCGTTCCTGAGATAATAGAATGGCTAGATAAAGCTGATTACGTTATAGGCCACAATATACTCGGCTTCGACATCTATTTAATCAGAGGCATATATAAGTTCGCCAAAAAAAGCTACAGAAGCGTGGTTCCCAAGGTGATAGATACGTTGTCCATAGCTAGAGGGATAAAGAATAATCTTAAACCAAAAAATATCGAAAATTTTTTAGAGTTTCAGCTTCAAATGCTTAACATAAGAGTTAAAGGGCAAAAGAACTCTCTCGCTGCTTTAGGGAAACAATACTCTATTGAGCACGACTACGAAAAGCTACACAATGCGATTGTTGATCTGGAACTAAATTTGAAAATTTGGAATAAACTCAAATACGAAATGGAGGTTTAACGTGGAATCAATGGATTTTATATACGATCTTACTGAAAAAATGCAGGACCAGAATATAGATTATTTTCTGGTATCAGTAAGGGACAACAAAGTAGATGATGTCGTTGATGTTTTTTTTAACGTAAACTCAGAAAGGACTTACAGAATACTAAAAGATGTCTTTGACCAAAGCTCCATAGAAGTAGGAGATATACTTCAAGATAGCGAGTACGGAGAGTCGGAAGAATTTATATTCTCTGGATCGCCTGAAACTATACATATATTTGACAGCGAAGAAACTACTAATGAATTAAATTTTGAATTTGAAATCTTAGAAGACGAGGACGAGGATGACGAAAGCAGCGACAGCGAAGAGAAGAAAAACGACGACGACGAAGAAGAAAAGTAAGGCCCAGTTTTCTAAAAACTTCAAGCCGTACGATCTCGATCTTCATGGAGTAAGGCTACCTAGCTTTACTATCGACCCTGCCTTCAAGGAGAAGATTGGGCTTTCGGCTGAATGCAAAAACTTCGATTTTTTGAGGGGCCTATGTCTTGAAGGCTTTAGAAAACTTAAACTCAAAAAAGGATCAGAGCTTTATGATACTTACGTAGAGAGAGTCAAGTATGAACTAGATATTCTAAACGATCTAGGGTTTACAGATTATATACTCTTAGTGTGGAATGTAGTTAATTATTGCAGAATAAATGATATCCCAGTTGGACCGGGTAGAGGAAGTGCCGCTGGGTCTCTTGTCCTTTTCCTATGTAACGTAACTAAAATAGACCCTGTTAAGTACGATCTGTTTTTTGAGAGATTCGTATCTAGAGCAAGAGCGAAGAAAAAGGTAGTCAAAGGGGTAACATACCTAGACGGGTCATTGATGTGCGATGTTGACATAGATATATGCTACTATAACAGGCAAAGGGTAATAGACTACATCCAGAAAGAATTTGAGAATAGGAGCAGCAAAATTCTTACTCTTTCCACTCTCTCTTCTAAGATCTTAATTAAAGATTGCGGCAAAATAATAGACGCGAAGTCAGAAGTAGAAATGAACACCGTCTCTTCTATGATACCTAAGGTGTTCGGTAATGTTGCCGATCTGCAAGACGCATACGACAATGTAGATGACTTCAGAGCATGGTGTAATAAAAATGAATCTGTATTCTCTACTTCCTTAAAGCTAAGAAATTTAATAAGACAAAATGGAGTACATGCCTCCGGTGTACTTTTATCGTATCATCCCCTAAACGAGACATGTCCTGTACAGCTATCTTCAGATAAAGATATCGTCTCTGGCTACGACATGAACTTCGCTTCCTTAGTTAACGTAAAGTTAGACTTACTAGGGCTTAGAAGCGCAACGGTTGTGGACGAAGTCTGTAAGCACGTAGGAATAACAATGGATGATATAGATTTTAATGATCCATTTATTTACCAAAGCCTACAGGATTTGAAGACTCCTCATGGCTTATTTCAATTAGAGGCTTTTACAAATTACAGAGTAGTCAGATCTGTGAAGCCCAAAAATCTGGAAGAGCTTAGCGGGGTGTTGGCTCTCGCTAGACCGGGGGCTTTAGACTTTGTAGACCAATATTCTTCTTATACGGAACATGGGACTTACGACCCAATCCACCCCTACTTCGATGATATTTTGGCATCGACAGGCGGAGTCTGCCTCTATCAAGAACAAATGATGAGGATGGCCCACAAAATTGGGTTTACCCTTGATGAAGCAGAAATCCTGAGACGAATCGTAGGAAAAAAGAAAGTTAAAGAAGTAAAAGAATGGAAACAGAAAATCAAGGATAAGATCAAGGAGAACGACCTAGACGATGGAATAGGACAGATACTTTGGAAGGTATTAGAGGACTCCGCGAACTACTCCTTTAATAAGTCTCACTCTATATCTTACGCCGCGCTATCTGCTTGTACCATTTATTTGAAGTTTAAGTATCCCAAGGAGTTCTTCTTGGCCTTGTTAAGGATGACTCGACACGAGAGTAATCCCATCTCTGAGATATCAAAAACGACTAGAGAATTTCAAGCGTTCGGCATAAAGCTTCTCCCTCCTCATTTGGTGAAATCGACAATGGATTTTCATATCGAAGGAGATAACATAAGATTTGGTTTGCTGTCTATTAAAGGTATCAGCGACAAAACAATAGAAAAAATTAACGAGTTCAAAGGCGAGTTCGATAGCAAATTCGAAGTATTCCAAGCTTCTGAAGACGCTAAACTAAA